AAAAAAACGGTTGATCAGACCGACCACGCCAGTATATTTAAAGGCGCCCAGCGTGGATTTAAAGGAGAATGAAAGGAGAAGAAGGAGAGCTCATAGGAGAACTGTAGACAAAGTCATCCAAATCGACTACAGGAGACAAAGGAAGAGACAAATGACGAAAATTTTGTTTTTGTTCCGGTGAAGTATACATCGCCGGGAGGGCACTCAAAACACGCAACCGACAAATAAATAAAATACAAAGATATAAACAGAGTCAATTCTTTTTATTTTTGTTATGAGAGGGAGGGAGAGACTTAGATTTTGAAGAGGCAACAGAATTACGAACAGTTTGCATGACAGAACGGCCGGCGCGAACGAAAGCGTTGGGAGCAGCGGTCTGTCCAGAAAGATGAGGAGAAGAAGAAGAAGAAGAAGGAGAAGAAGAAGGTAAAAGCATGGAGACCTTCTGTGCAGTAGGATGCGGAATCTTTGAAGCAATCTGCGACACAGTTGAGGCTATCGGAGCAATGACAGAACTAACCTTATTAATGACACCCGAGAACCAATCACCAAGACCATTCTCATTGACCTTGACTCCAACGGGCATGTCCTGCATAGCGTAGGAGTAAAGTTCGATGGCTTTTGGGTCATAACAAGGAGAAGGGTTAGCAAGGGTGGTTAACAAAGGTTGAGAACCATCAGGAAAAGACTCCAACATGACATTCCAACGCACAAGAAGGGTGGTCTGAGGACTGAGACCACTATAAATGGCACCGGACATGTCCATCTTAGTCCACGCAGTAGCGTTGTAAAACCCAGAATAAGTATTAACAAGAGGAGTAGAGCCGCCACTGGTCATGTTTTGTAAGGATAAAGTGGGTGTGTTGATTCCAGAACTAAAGGTAGAATCAGTGAAGTAAGGCTGGATGTAGTTGGTATTGTCACAAGGTATCTCATCGCTGTGTAAGACGTGTACTTGGTACGAACCTTCTGCGGCATCCCAAGTGCGGCTGCCACGTAAGGACGTAGCAGTCGCAGTGGAGAGGGGCCAGCTAGGAACAAGCACAGCACTTTGGGGGGTGTACGCAAGTGAATTGCCCCCCGTTGCGTATCGAACAAAAGTACTATTTGTTGTGTAATCAGGTACGGGGGTTCGGTATACAGTGACAGAGCCCTGTTTATAAATGCTAGCGGTAGTGTTATAAACTTCAACTGCGCTTCCAGTGACACGGGTCTTACCTGTGTAAAGGCTAGGATCTGGCGAGAGAAAAGTACATGTGACATTACCGCCAGCAATTGCGGAAGGTGTGTATTGAGACGCCGACCACTCAGTGGCCCCCCCGACGATTCCCGCAGTAGCGCACATAATAGTAACACCGCCGACGGAGGCATTAAGTGAAGCAGTGGTCTCATTGATGAGGTTATTAGTTCGTACTCCCGGGCTTTGAAGTTGTAGGGAATTGATAAAAGGCATATTGAGAACGTGGCAGTCCCAGGGCGTGTTATTTGTAATGGCAGCAGGAGGTGCAGAGATGGTGGCTTGGAGGGGTACCAGACGTGGAACGGAAACGGAAACATTGTTGTCTGGGTATCCCACTGCGCGAGTGATAGTGTCATGGAAAGTATCGGTGGCAAGTTTGAACCAATTGAGGCCATCTTCGGTGATACCGTGACGTTTAGCAAATGCGTCTAAGACTCGCTCAGCACGATGGACACGGGCAGCCATGGATAGTGATAAAGTAACCAAAGGAAAATAAGGTAAAACAATAGGACAAAAAGCAGGAGACAGGTAAAAGAACCAAAAGGCGCGACGGATTCAAACCGTTCTTCAGTAAACTGTTGTGGGCGCATGAGGGTGGATCTAACACGTGAGATTCCAAACAAAATGCATGAACACCGCAAAATGTAACGGTGTAAAAGATAAAGCAACATGCATAGTGGAACACAACACAATGGCGATTAAAGGCGCGCCATTACAGTGTTTCAGAGTACCCTCAGTTAAAATAAATGAAAGCATCAAGTATGGAAAAAGGTGACGCTTAAGGAGTTCTTCCATAAGAACAAACAAGAAAATGGGAATCAAGTTTAAAAAGCTCTTAGGAAGAGGAAAAAGAGAAAGAAGGCCATAACTAGGAATAGCATAATGTAGTTGGACCATAAATTGCCACAAAGGATTAGTATCCGATATAGCACCAAAGGATCGAAAATTGTGGAACCGAATCCATTGGTTAAAAGTTCCTTCGAAAGTAAGATCCTGGACGTAATATCTAATGGCTAATAGGTAAGAAGCAATGTCGTCCAAGAGACGAAGGAATAAAAAAGCAAAAGCCATAAAAGTAACGAATTCAGCAGCAGTATGACGTAAATGGTAAAAATGAACAAACGCAAAATCATGGCTGCAAATAAGGAAAACGTAAGCAAAATAACAAGACCAAACTAAACTAAGATAGTAAGCAGGTAACAGATCAAGAAAAGTGAGGTGTCGAGTTAAATACAAAATAGGGTGGAAAGCTGACAAAAACCGAAAACACAAAAAGTTCCAAAGGCCAAAACGACTGTACAAATAAAACATAATTTGGTACATAATGAATCCAAGATAAGAGTCAAACTGATGAAAAGTACTAAGAGCGTACCATTTTGGGTCATAAGTACAAGAGTCGGTTGAGATAAATTTGTCAACAGCCGGAGGAACAAACACAGATGGTAAATGGTAAACGGTTTTACAAGCAGAAACAAGAGCAACTTGATCAGAGGACGTCCATCCATAAACATGTGACAACATCTCATGAGTGGCAGGAATAGCCAAAGGTTGCACATTACGGATGTTAAAACGTGAGAAAAAAGAGCCAGGAACGTAACGAGGACGCCCAGTGATCTTAGGAGGAAGAGCGCGAAGTTGGCACTCAGCAAAAGCCACAATCGGGGGTATAAAAGAAAAATCGTGAAGAAGGGCAATTAAAACGGCCCGATGAGTGGCATAAAGGTCGCGTTCAGGTACATCAACATAGTAGGCGTTCTTAGTAAACACACGACCAAGATTAACACAGAAAACCATACCATGAGATGTGGGCCAGAAACGACCAGAACAAAAGGTCATGTCTCGAGTATCAAGAATTGAACAAAGCTCGATGACGAAACCAAGCAAAAGGTAATCAGCAGTGAAGAGATAACGTCCAGGTTTAGTAGAAGTGATGCCATCATCACCACAAACAATAGTACGGTAACGACTTTGGGCGAGATAATGGAGAAGAGTCAATCCAGATCGACGCCAACAGAGGAATAAATCCATGAGAGCATTGATAAGTGAATCAAAAAGGTTTGTATCATCAGTTCCACTACCTACACGTCCTTCAGTAGCAAAATGGGCACCATACTTAGTGGCACCGCGCTTCTTGATATCTCGTTTCTTGTGTTGTAAAACAATTTGGTCGGCAAAAAGTCGAGCGTAAATAAGCAAACCAACGAGAATATGAAGAGGATGGATGGAAGCATCGAAACGTTCTGCATCACGTTCATGGAACTCAAGATCGGGGGGGTTATGTTCAGGTAACCAGGAACCAAGTTCAAGGTTATTCAAACCAGAAGCATAACAGATGAAATGATTAATGGACCAAGAACGACGAAGAACAGTGGATGCACGGAAGACCCAGGGACCAGTAACGACATTCAAATCTTGATTACGTGCTTGGATAGACCGAGGGTCACCGTGTTTAACGGTATGAAGAGAGCCGTGCAAAAGTTTTTCAGTTTTCATGAAAGACTCAAGGCGCATATAAATAACGGGGTCAGTGATGCCCTGTAAATGACGTATCAATGAGTCATTATGCAACTGGCGCATGGGGCCAGGGAACCGATAGTTCCACTCAGCATAAGCAGTGAACCACTCATCAGAAAAAGTGTTAAGAGTCAAATAATCACGATAATCTGCTATACCAGGAAACAAGACATCAAAATTGTGGTCGACGAAACCGAGGAACTCCTCCATAATCTCAGGGTTGGGTTCTGGACGTCTAACAACAAAACGATTAGTGATGGCAAGAAAGTCGTTCTCGGGACAACGACGGTGAACGACAGGTATGGCAGTTGGATTAATTAGTCCAACACCAACAAAATAATTGGGTTCAACAGGAGCATAAGTTAAGCCGCGCGTAGCAACGCCATTCAAAGGAAGAATCGGGCGAGCGACCTCAAGACTCTGAAAACGGGGAAAAGAAGATAAGGGATAAGCACCGGTATAAGGAAAAGGAAAAGAAGTGTAGTCCAGGTTATATCTAGCAAAACCATAACGAATGGCCTTATAAGGCCCGGAGTGTAGAGATTGGAATAACGAAGAACGCTGAAACCAAGAATAAAACTCTGAAGGAAAACACAAACGACGTTGGGTGTAGCGATAAAATACAAACGCAAAGACGAACATACAACAACAAAGAGTTTCAGCCGGTGGAAAGAAAAAGTAAAGAGGGGTGCTGCAAAGGAACAAGAGAAACAACAACATAAAGGGCCGCACATCGACCAGTGGTTGATATTGAAACTGAAGAGCTTGTTCATGAGCAAGACGTTGTTGTGGGGAAGCACGATTGTTCATTTGTTGAAAGAGTATAGTCTCGGTGTAAAGGTTCAAAGTGAAAGCCAAACAGGTAGAAAGAACGAGACTGTCAGAAATGACGGCAGGGGGAAGGTCATATTGACGGATATGAATGCGTGCATAACCCAAAAGACGTCCAAACTCGATAGGGTTACGAACAAGCCCAGCAACACGGGCAGCAAGTTCGAGGACAAGGGTCTTTGGTACCATGAAATGGCGAGTGGCAGTGGTGCCAGTTCCCAAAATCCAATTACCCCATGAGATAAAGGAATCAAAATTAACATGTAATTCGGTCAAAATGGTATGATGTGCATCAGAATTAGAACCAAAGACACGGCCAGCGAAAACAATAGAACCATAAGAGTCGGGAGAAGCGACAGCTGTTTCGAACGGGGTGAAAGAACTAAATGAATTTGAAAGATTAAGGGGGGACAAGACGAACTTGTAATAACGGCAGGAGGCAAAGTCACGTTGAGCTGTCCAAGACATGGCTGTGACGCCATCAGAAAAATAACCGCGTTTGAGCCACGGCATAACACTATGGACATAAGGTTGAGAGTTACCGGTGACATGCATATGGACCATCTGATCGGGGTTAACACGATACTGGGCTTCGGCAGCGGCGAAAGATCCATAGATGTCAGGGAACTCATGTACAATAGCATGAAGAGAATGCGAAGTGGCGCGATTAAGGAGAGCAAGAACAGTGACAGGGGTTAAGTAATAAAGAGAATGCACTGACAAATAAGTGGTGGGGATAACACAATCACATTCTTCGGCACGGTGGGCACAAAACCTAGGGACCATGGGAAGAGGAAAAGTAGGATTGTTATAGTTATGATGACGAACAGAGTCGACAGGATCAAGAATAGGACAACAGGAATGGACATTCTGCCGATGGTTGCCGGCATGGCGTATAGGGTTACCGCCAATGTCAACAATGACAGAATCAGGACGAGATATAGAATTATATACAACACGTTCACTATAACGACGGTCAAAAGCTAAACGAGGATGAGTATGAGGCATTGCGTCGGGTTGGATTTCGATGTTGAGGTTCGGATAAACACGTTCAAAGTACATGAGCTGTTCCTGTGTGAGTGCATGGCGGATGACGAACCGTTCCCGCTCACCGATGTTGATCAGACCTCGGTGAATGGGCTCGGCGGGGGGGGCAGCGGGATCAGCTGCAGGCCGTTCGTGACGAATAGGACGGGGGCGCGGAGGGATTGGATCCACTCCCGGTTGGGCACCTGGGCCGGCCAAAGGCGGGGCGACAGGCGGGCCTTCTTGAGGCGCCGGGAGGATAATCGGAGGACCAATCATCCGAATCTCAAAATTGTTTCGACGAACGGGGCGATAAGCATACATGATGCAGGACTGTCTAGGCAGAAGAAGTAAGCTACAAGGCAAAGGAGCAGAGGATAGCTATTCAACTAAGACAGAAGACAAGATAGACTAGAAACTCCACTAAAAAGAGGTAAAAGGAGACGAGTTTCTG